AAATGCTAAAGGTAGTTGGTCTTGCCGTGACACTAATCGCGACATATATGAAGATATTATCACAGCAATTAAATGTTTGCCAAACGATGATAGTGTTCTTGCGTTGGGTGTTAGTGCGAATACATTTAAGTGGCTAGATACCATTGATCACGGATTTGAGGAAAATATCTCAGAAATTGTAGGACGATACGTTAAAAAAGTTAGAATAATCAAATATCTACCAGATGACTTTGCGTTCCTGATGTCTAATAACCTAAATGTTGTAATAATAAACATCGAACCAGATGTAAGTTATTACACAAGATATGTTATAAGAAAATATAAGCAAGTAACACATCTCAATGCAGTTGGAAACTGGGACGTAACCAGTAAGTACATGGACCCAGTAACAGACATAACTAATGCGTATAGAATACTTTCCAGGAAACCAAGAAGTATGATTAGTAATGCTAAAACTGCATATAACCTATCTAGGTGTAGTTCTTCAAGAAAATCATACGAAAGCGAAATATATGATTTATTTTCAATGATAATGGATATATCTGAAGATGTACCTAATAACATTGTGTTAATTACTGATGAAGAAAACATTGTCGAACTTAATGTTAAGCCTTATGGAGATAAAAAGAATGAGTAGACCAAGAAAAGAAGAGGAACCAGTCAGCACAACCTTACAGGAACAGCCAACAGACACCTTACAGACTCTATTTAAGTTTGAAGATCTAACTATTTCCAAGCGTAGGATCTACCAGCGAGATGGCAACATGTCAAGCCTATCCTACAATATCATTATCCAGAAAGATTCGGGTGGTATCTCCGACTCTACATATAATTTGGGTGCAACTGGTGCGACTAAGAATTGGCAATTGTTTGGAGAAGACGGGAATGAAATTTCCCTTGGTGTACCTGCTCCTCACGGGAATCGCGCCATCCTATGGGAAGGCACCCTAAATAATGGACTTTATACGTTGACAACTGGACCCAGCCATAATGTTAGCAAGCACAGGATTGCTGGGAGAGGTTACAAAATTATGTTCCGAGTGTGATTACTATCTTTGACATAGACTCACATAATCGAAATATCTTGAGAAACTTGTCCCGGATTTATGCTGGATTGCCATGAAACTAAAATTACGTTGCCCTAATTGCCAAAATGAAACCACCCTCCAAATGGACCATAAAGTGAGTTCCGCGAGGCTTGTTAAACTTTTTGAAAATAATAATATTTGTCAGCACTGCTTGAAGAATGGCCTTGGAAAAATCCTGTTAAATGTTGTGAAATTCAACTGGGAAGAAAAAGTACAAGGCAGACCTGAAGAGTCCGACCAGGTACCTACCAAACTGGATAAGGCAGCATTGAGCCAAGACCAAATTGATAACAATATCCAACGAGAACTTGACTTAAGAAAAAAGGATCAGACTACCTCCTGATTCTTCCCTCCCTTTCTTGTAGTTCTTTGACAAGCCAGTCTGAAAATTCTTTTAAGGTATCAAACTGATAAATTTCATCACCTGGACCAAATATATCAATGGATTCTTGCGGACTCCTCTTAAGGGAACCTGGCCAGGTATTCCATGCGTTACTTATATCTGTAAAGAACCAAAGTTCACTTTCAGGATGCTTTGTCAATATTCCAATTGTATTGTAACTCTTTAATACAATTATACCTCTTGTATTGATTTTATTAGATGCAATCACAGGTTGTCCAATCTTGAATTCAAAGTTTCCTGGTGTTCTAGTTGTTATTATACGTTTCATTTTGTCGCCTCATTAAATCTGTCTTCCTTTGATAACCAAGTTAATGATTCTCTTTCTGAACTGAACTCAAATAACTGGCCTACTGGATAAGGCGGTGTTCGGTGTGCCGACCATTGCAGGAAATCACTACAAGCATATTGAGCATGTTTGTTATGCCAAATATTCCGATAACCAGAGGGTATTTGATGAAAAGTATAATTGTCTTCTTCTTTGACCAACCTAAAGTAATGATTGTCATCTCGCCAGATGACTCGGGCTATAAAAACCTTACTTGGATTCACAATATTTAAGGAACCATCTTGGTTGAGTTTAAGTTCTCTCACAAATCGTCACCTAAGTTTAACTTACGACTTACATATATAAAAGCATTTTGGTTAGAAATAGAAAATATTTTATAAAATCATACGGGATTTATTATGACACTACCTATCTTGAAATCGCTTGTCAAAAAAGAAGGTCAACTTGCGCCTTGGCTCCTAGATAAGGCTAGGGGCGAAAAGGCTCTTAAACTAGCGAAAGCCAAACGATGTCTCATTGACTTTATTGAATTGGATGGTGCTCCTTTTTGGCAGCGAGCAAAACATCTTGAATTGCTTTGTGCCAAGTTAGAGGCAATTGAGAGAGGTGCAAAAGGATATTCTAATGGCTTGCGCCGACTCATAGTAACATTACCTCCGCGCGCGGGTAAATCCTATGTAATTTCGAGAAAGTTTCCAGCTTGGTTCTTGGCAAGAAATCCAGACATAGAAGTTGCATTAGCAACATATGGTGCGGAACTAGCAATGGACCATAGTGAAGTTGCTCGCGAGACATTCAAAGAATGGGGTCCAACTCTATGGAATGTTTCCCTGAATGACAAATCGCAAGCCAAAAATAAATGGAAAGTAGCAAATCACTTAGGAGGAATGACGGCTGTTGGTATCGGAGGGGCGCTTACTGGTCGCGGGGCTGGACTCCTTATCATCGATGATCCTGTAGAAAACGCAGAAGATGGCATGTCCCCTACAATGCAAGAACGTAACTGGAACTGGTGGCAAACAGTGGCATATACAAGGCTAAGTCCGAATGCATCTGTTGTTATTCTGATGACCAGGTGGGCACAACAAGACCTAGTTGGTAAAATCCTATCCAACGATAAAGAAAGTGATCGTCCCCAAAACTGGGAAGTACTTAACTTACCTGAGATTTGTGAAGACGAAAATGACCCTATTGGTCGACAAATAGGAGAAGTTTTGTGGCCAGAACGCTTTCCATTAGATTGGGTTATGGACAAAAAAGCCAACACAGAATCATTTTGGTGGCAGTCCCTTTGGCAGCAAAAACCCATGGACATCTCCGTGCAGGTCTTTAAACCAGAAGATATGAAGTTAGTCGAACCTGAAAAGATTGACCTTAATAAGTGTGCTTTTTATGCCGCATGTGACCCATCAGAAGGTGGCAACGACTACGCTGCAATTATAACGGTCTTGGTTACACCTGAAAATAATTGGCTAGTTTGGAACGCCGACATCTCTGTTGATAGTCAGTCCACAACCATTGAAAAACTTGTTAAACTAAATGCACAGCATAGATTTACCAAGATCTGGATTGAGCAAAATAGTTTGGGACATGCGAAAAGTGCGCCTGGTAAGTCCTTATTTGAAATGGAATTGGTTTCACAACTGTCAAAATCAGGCAAATCAATGCCCTATTCCTTTATTTGGAATTCTGCTAACAAAATTGATAGAATAAGATCACTTGAACCTTACTACGTGCAAGGCAAGTTACAATTCAGATCAGATTATCATAAGGCTTATAGAATACTTACTGACCAGATGAGGTATTTCCCATTATATGAGCACGATGATGCTCCAGATGCACTGGAACTCTGCATACGTGGGATTATTAAGGAGTCCAGTGCTATTGTTATGCCCAGGATTCCTAAAAATGTAGTGCGGGTTGTTGGCGGCTGGAATGGTCCCAATCTATGAGCATAACCTACCTTTTTGAAATCATACTATTCCTTTACACTTCATATATTCAAATATTTCATGGCTATTTTCGAATATGTAAAACCTCACATGAAACGTTCGATAATTATAATTATATGTACCTATAAGGGCCTCACATAGACTATTATAATCATTATGCGTAAATCTCATAAGCAGTGGATCTCTTCGCGAGCCTATCCCATACTTGATATCTTCTAATATGTTTCCTCTGAAAGTACACTTGCTTCTACCTTCTTCTGTTAAGGTTCCTATATAAATATTGCCATTTTCACGAGCAATTAATTCACATAAAACTATATTTTGGTTCTTATATTTTTCACAAATATTTGGAATGTATTGTTCTGGATCCTGATCAATCACTTTCATTTAGATGTCACCTCGTAGTACGCTTAACAATTCCGTTATGTCCTCAATCACATAAAAAGTAACAGCAAAGCCCAATTCTTTATAATACCTATAACTATTAATCAATATCTGCATCAGAGTGGTATTTTCTGGTGGTGTTCTCTCATCTAAGTATAACCAGCCCCACTCAATTACCTGACTAAATTCTTCAGTGGTATACTTACGAGAACCTTTCCAATAATAAATGTTGTCTTTTTTTACAAGCATGCCCAAGTGCATGTTGGCTTCTAATTCCAGCCTTATTATTACAACATGGTTCTGGAAATCTTTTTCACAGATATTGGGCACAACTCTTTCAGGATCCTGATCAATTATCATGGGAAGGCCTCGTGCCTAATTTTAAGGTCAGGAGATCGGCCATATCGCGCCAATTTTCGACCAGATAAAATTCACTTCTTGGATAGTTCTGAGCAAGATAAATTATTTCTTCTTGAACAGTCCGGAAATAGCGACCATGAAAGTTATTTGCATTTACATAGAAACATTCTTCGATTAAGTAAGCTCGACCATTCTCATCAGACGTGATTTGTGCAATCCAGTCAAAATCGTGTTGACCGCAATGTGGATAGTCCTTTATTACTACCATTATAATGGCTTTACCATCACTTTGCATGGTTCTCCCAACAGCATCGTCTATACTTATAGTATTTAGGAGCAATTCACTATGCGAATCATTGCTTACCTTGATTTCTTTCATGTAGGCCTCCAAGCCGCAAGAACCTCACTGAATTCTATCCAATTATCTACGACATAAAATACTATCGAAAAACTGTCCTGATACTCCAGGTAGGTTTTGCATAATAGTTCTAGCATGCTCGTAGCACTAAGGCTCGTATAAAATCGGTTTTCATGCCGCCCATTTCCTTTCCATTTGTAGGTGTCACCTTCCTTGATCATTACATCTAGGTAGTTGCTACGAGGAGAAGTCAACCTAGCCAATACAAACTTATTATAGAAGTTACCTTCTGAAATGTTTGGTATGACTTGGTTTGGGTCTTGACTAATTATTAACATTGGTATGCCTCCTGAATCACTTGGGAAAGTTCTTGCCAATTATCCAAGATGTAAAACTTAATTTTATAATATTGGGCGTATTGCCACCATAAATTTGTTATAAGATGCAATACACTGGTACCAGGCTCCATGGACCATGCGTTAAATTCAGAATTCAAGCGATCATTGCCTTTCAGGATGTATTCAGTTCCTGTATAGTGTACACGAGCAATATAGATGCCAAGGCCTTCACTCCGAAGCACGGCTATCAATAGTTTGTCATTATAAATGCCTTCATTTATGTTCGGGATGACTTGTCCTGGGTCCTGATCAATTACTTGCATGCTACTTCTCCTTCATATATTCAATTTCAAGCATAATATATTTACCTGCAGAGCTTTCTAATTCATTGAGTAAGTTATGACTACCCACAACTAAATCTACATCTGTATATAAATACCCAGTTATTTCTGAGTAACATGCACACCAGTTGGCTTCTCCTTTCCCTATCAATTGTTTGAAATAGTATTCTTCAATCTCTTGTATTGGTAAGTCCTTATCCATAACGAAATATCTGATTGTTAGATAATGACCATGTTCTTCTATGTCCTGCTGTAATATTTTAACTAACGGTTCATCAGTACCTTCCAGAAACAATTGATCATCTGATTCTCCATAATCACTAGTTATTAATTTACCTTTATAAATCTTAATCATGTTACCTCACCCATAATAACCACTTGACTTTTGTTTATTTAAACTTTATGGTGCTGATTTTGTTGTCTAAATCCTTAATACTTTCGCCAGCCAGAGCCATTTGATCGCATTTTAGGAACGCAACCTGTTGTAAATCGGAGCGGACACCAATCCGCTTCGTGGCAATAAGTCTGGCTGGACAAATGGCATTTGTTTTCAGGATTATTACCAAACCTTCCGCTTAATGTAACTTATAAACCACTACTAAACCCCACATTACTATCATGATCATCCAGATAAATAGTAGTATCCCATAAACTGGATCGTTATTCAGTGATGTTGGTTTATCATGCTTTTCTGATGTAACATCATAACTATATGTTATAGAGTCCGTTAAATCAACCTCCTTATGTTAAATTCTGGTAATTCTTTTTCCAGATCGTAATCATAATATTTTATAATACGGCTATTATTATATATAACTGTTATTGGATTCTCATATATATCTAATTTGTTTTGTATAAATATTGACAAAATTTTATTCTTTATAACTTGATCACTTTCATTTCCAAAGAAAGTATACAAATATTCCCATGCCTCTTTTATATCCGGTCCGTATTTGTCTTTGGCTAAGTGAGTAACACATCTATATACATCTATGGTGGGTTGACCCATTCTTGGTCCCAAATTTTCTATTTTGGTTACTTTACCTAGCACTTGTTTTCTCATTATAACCTTTTATAACTTAATAGTATTTAACTTTTTTGTACCTACCAATCCAAATCCTCCAAATCCTTTATATATTGCTTTGTCCTATAATAATCAAGTATTGTGGCTAATATTAACCCGATTATACCCGAAATTATTAAGCCATGCCATATATGTATAAAAATAAAAGTGTAAAGTATAACGCCAATTACAGCGCCGTCAACTGTTATATCCCATAGACTCATTAATATCACCTTATTCTATATAATAGTGAGCACTTACTGACATTGTGGTTAATGGTCCTGTCTGGATGCCAACTTGATGAGCAATTATTTCTTGCAGTTTTGCAAGGCCATATACATTCGAAGGCCATGCTCTTTTTAGATCCTGCGACCTAAAGAATGCAGTCAGGTATAATTTAGATTGCCTTATGACAAAGTCTAGTACAATTAGGCAAGGTGAATGATCTGCTACTATGTCACGGTCTGGTCTCCATGTAATTGCTAGCGCCCGCCTAGTATTCTTATCCTTCTTAAGTTTTCCAATTATCAGGTTAATTTGGTCCCACTTAATAGTCTGTAAGGAACCAACATCCGAATCAGTGAATATACACTCGTACGCTCGCAATCGATTACCATATGTGTAGTCAAAGCCAGGATTTTCTTTGTTAAGGAGTTGCGAAGCATATCGATCAAGCGCCGGTAGGTCCCAGCCAGACCCACTTATTGGATAGCCACTAAGAGGATTCTGAATGGTGAGACTCAGGTTAAGAATTTCTCGAATAAGCTGGCCATCTTCTGTAACCAAATTGGTGCCATTTTGCTCGATTTGGTGTAGGGCATAGAGCCAGGCGTCGCGTGGTGTAAGGAAGTTCATGGCGTTCAGGTCCTAACATCGTCTATTTTTGTTTTTATAGTAACATCTAGTGCCGTGCAGAACCAGTTGGTCCTAATTCTAGTTATAAGTCCTCCGACACCATACGCAAGATCAGTCATTTCACAAGCAACACAATCAGTCAGTAAGCAAGGTCCCTTAATATACGGACAGAACTTTTCCTGAATGTTATTAACGGCATTTATATTATTTTCATTCATTTTTAATCTCCGAAATTCAGAATATCCAAGGCGTTTGTCGGACATTTCTCGTGGTCTTCCCATATAGTATCACCATGTTTTATCAAGTAACGTGCAACCTGGTCGAGAACCTGGACTACTTCCATATGCTTCACAACACTCCCTGATACAAGGCTGTCTTAAATAAGGACACATCTTGGTGCCATTTATCGGAATAAGGTGCACTATCATATCTGGTTTTGGATTGGATCTAACTTCCTGGAAGTTTTCTGGTCCGCTCCCGATTAGACCACCTGGTACGATACAGTCATCTGGTTGCATGTAGATAAGGTCATAAGGTTGAGTACATTCTTCTCTAGTTTCACGAGAAGCATTGCCAATCTGGACAATCCTACCAAAAGTATTGTGGTACTTTACCTTCATTCCAATTCGCGCGTCTTGAATTTTCATAATATCACTCTAACTGCCGTGAAATCTTGCGTAATGTTTCAATGGCTTTATGGGCTAGTTCTGGTTGTTCCTTGGATCCAGGACTGACCTGAACAGCACTTATCACAAAGTCAAACATGTCAGGTGCCACATTTTCCGGTATCTCGACTAGTTTTGGCACCTTGATTTGCAGGGCTTGCTGGGCCGCACTTATATATTTATATTTGTTAGGAGAAGCTTCCCAGGCACACTTATCATGGATTTGAACACCGGTATGATCGCGACTACCCAAATCTTCATAATAGATTTTAGCAGCAAGCATCCTGGTTGCAATTTCTTGCCACTCCTGGGTGGTAAGGTCCTTAAAGTTCATGTTACCTCCAGCTAATAAGAAAGGCCGATAAAATCATCATTCCGATGAACATGCCAATGAAGAAGCTAACTGGGTCATAAAAGTCTGTCTTGATCAAGATTCGCGTGACGTTCAGTGCAATCCAGCCACTCAATCCAGTAACCAGTACCCATAATATACATAACAATATAATTTTCAGCACGAATGCTAGAAATCCTATGAATATAGTCCAGTCGATCATGTTACCACCCAAGATTCGATATTACCAGAAGACAGAAAATCCATATTACAAGCATGCACGTCAGGCTAAATAAGCCAAACATTTCATCTCGGTCCCATGCGTCTAGGACAAACCGAAAGCCACCTAGCCCTATTAAAGTCGCGCCGATTATTCCCAGAATGTTTAAGAGTTCAGACATTGATTTCACCTAATAGATCATATCTAGTTTTTCTTTTTCTATTGTAATTTCCTTGCAAACTGTCCGTATTTCATACTCATTTGGAACGCTACACTCAAGACAGAAATACTTATTACATAAGGTAGATCTTTCTGCTCTAGGAAGTTTACAACCTTTACCTTCTTCAAAGAAACCTAATCTCAGATCAAATTTATACTTTTCCTTTAAGTTGTTTAATTGTTTGGTTCGATTCTGACTTCTCCTTATATGATCGAGCTCAAAAAACCCATTTGATGACATGCAACCATAACAACAGCCCCTTCCGAACAAATTGGTATCTGGACATTTCTTACATGGAAGGTTTGCTTCTTTATAAAGGGCGTCTAATTTTTTAAGTAAATCATTTAGTTTCTTGGTCAATATGCTCACCTCCGTTTAACTTATACTTAGGTTTATTTATACTTTATGGTTATTAAAGAGCCCATATCATACCCAACATCAACATAATCAACAAAGTCTTGCACTTATTTTCGCTTTATTTCCTTTCCGCAAACTGAACATCTTCTTTCATAACTCCATACAATACTTTTACAATACGGACATTCATAGTCATCTGGTTTTGGATCTGTTGCACACATATAAGTTACACCTTCTTGAACCATATATCAGTCGAAAAGACAAGGACAGTGAATTGCTGTCCTGTCTTCTCGCTTGTTTAGGGGGCAACTTACACTTAGGTTGGATAGTATTTAAAGGTTTTGGCTATAATTTATTCTGATTTTCGTAAAGTATTGCAACATTCCATGACTTTGTTAATAGATTGTTCATACTTTGATCGATTATTAATTGATTTTTCAGTATTTGTAATTTGTATAAAGCCATGCATATTAACTTCTTTTCCTGGTATTAACCAAACATGCATCGGATTTAATGATTCTCGATCATCAAATGCTAAACATAAAAAATAGTCAGCTATTTTATTACGTTTTATGACAAACGTCCAACCCTTATATTTATCACCTTTTAAACATGCACTTTTTACATCTACCTTGAATCCTTTAGAACAAATAAAATCAAATCCTGGATTGTTATTAGGCATTCTTATAACATCTTTAAAAACTTTTGATAATATTCTTTCTGCTATATAAATACCTAAGTATTGAGTACAATTTTTGTTTTCTTTCATAGGATTACTCAGACCTTTTTTATGCATATATTCTCTACAATGAACAGTATGACATTTCTTACAATACGTATATGGCTGTCCAGCATATTTTCCAGACTTCCGAGTAGGAAATTCTGACCAGTCTTTAATTTCATTACAATCAGGACATAATTTAGTTGGCATTTAAATACACCTAAAATGAGATTTACCCATGTTTAGTGATTCGCGTATTTAAACTTTTTGGTATGATCCTTATAGGGTAATTACTATATTACAAAAACCAGCAAAATCGTTATTAGTAAGCATAACAGAGGTAACTTAAAAATTTTCGCTACTTATAGTAGTTTTTGAGTACTTTTTTATTACTAACTAATAAGTAGTATATACTATATAACTTAGTCTACTAATACTTATTTTACTATATACTACTACTATATATAATAAAATAATAGTATAATGTAAGTATATACTTTATAATTAAAAGAAGTAGTGGGCAAATTAATAATTTTTAAAATTATAAAATAGAGTAAATATAGGGTAGGTTAGGACCACAAGATTTAAGTAATATTAGGATAATAACTTGATTAGGTGAGCGAAAATGACAACCTTTCAAATAGAATGCATAATCCAATGGAAATTTCCAGTTGTCTCTGATACAGAAAAATCTGCTAAAAATACAGCAATTGACATGATAAAAAAGGACCTTGAGCAAATTTCTCGTAGTGGGATTGAAAATAATGTGGTTATCTGGCCAAAACCTACGAAAATGGTCTAGCCAAAACTTATTTATACTAGCGTAACCTTGTAGTAAGTGCCCACAAAACAGGCCAAAGATGAGAGACAAGACCGTCTTGGTTTTGTCTTTCTTTTTGGTTTGAGTATGGGACGGTGATAATAATGTCTGAATTTAATTTAAAGAAAGCTCGTAACACTCACAAAAATGCACCATCTGACTTAGAAGGGCGATTGTGGATGGGCGACGAACTATGTGCTGTTGTGGATGCTCTTTCAGATGCATGTGATGAAATTGAGAGGCTTCAGAATGCCTTAATTGAAGAGCGTGCTAGCAAGAAAATAAGCCTATTCTGTAATTGTGAGAAGTGTTGGCCGTTAGGTAGTCCCAAACCCGAGTCAAGAGTTAAGGCAGAAGAAAAAGCAAGACAAGAAGCCAGAGATTCACTTCATAAAGAGGGTGTACTATGAGCCTAAAAGAACTACAAGAGGAACTGTCCAAGAAAGACCAAGAGATCAAGCGACTCCTAGATCTTGGAATGTCCTCTTTGGATTTCTATGTCAGAGCCACCGAGATGCGGCATAGAAATTTTAATGCCATTTGTGATGTAACTTTAGAAGTTATAAACGAGTGCGAAACGCAAGGCGTCTACATCAAGAATCTTGAGCAACAATTAGCCGAGCAACGAACATATATTAATACTCTCGAGGAAGCCTGGGTAATTGCCGATGGAAATGTCCTAAGTTTGTTCCGAGATCATCTGAAACTTGATCAAGTGCCAAAAGAAAAGAAAGAAAAATATATGAAAGAAGCCCGGAAAGTTGTGGAAAAACTAAGAAAATTATAGAGGGATTTGAATGACTATCCTAACCGAATTACCAAGAGGAGTTCCAAGTGAATATTATATAATTACTCTTGGTTACAAAGAATTTTATTGCGACAAAGAAGGAATAATCCAAGTGATGTCCGAGAACTTTGATCTGGGACATCCTGCCTACCGATCTCAGTGGAATATAAAGAAGTTTGATAGAGAAAGACTTACATTAACAGAGGTTTCAGTAGCAGAAGTTGCTAGATTTGTGCATGAAGCAACTAAAATATACTTGAAAAGAATTGTGGATAATTTTACTAGCAATAAAGGAGGAATTTAATATAAAATATATAATACTTTTTATATTAATTATATTGTCTATTAATAATGTTTCTTGTACGTCCGATATTAATGACCTCACATGGTCAATTAATCATAAGGTACAATTTGCCCAATGTCAACGATGTGATACTTGGGAAGGGAATATTATAGATTCATATTATCAAATGGTATTAATTAAATATGAAAATGGTCAAGAACATTGGCTTAATTTTGCATTAGTCATAAGCATGGACGATCTTAAAAATGAGGTAAAATAAATGTCGGAATCCATCTTACAGGAAGCCCGGGAACTAGCCGAGGAATTAGAAGACGGTGACAACGATTACGGAGAGGAGCGCAGAATCCTGCTAGGTTTATGTGATCTTGTTGCTGAGTGGAAGGCAGTTGCAGTACAATTAAAATTTGAAGATTTAGAAGAGGAACGTTACGTTACTAATAGCAGTTGTAATTCGCTTGAATATGATAACAGAACGGATTCCGATCTTAAAAATGAAGCACTCACTGTGCTGGGAACTGAACTATCCAATTGGAAGAAAATTGACCAAGCAGAGAAAGACGCCCTTACCTTAGCCATTGGCACTATGAAAAGTGAGGCTGAGTTACTCGATCAAATGGAACGCATGAACTTAGGAGAGACCCGCGCCAATATTAATAGCCTTTTGGACGCAATTGAGGTATTGAAGAGGTTAAAAGAATAATGTCGCTTGACGAATCTGAATGTGAGTTGGGATTGACCGTCCAATATGGTAATGGAGTGAATTATTCCGGTCTAACAGGTTTTATTTCGAGACTAAATATAGACGTAGATATATTTATAAATAGCACAACAATGTTACCAATTGTCAATCGATACTTTGTGCAGGTAATGGCACGTGACGGTTATCCTTATGTTGTGGATGTTAAGTATTTGAATAAATATAAGAGGAATTATGTCCCTACTGATATTTCCGTTGGTATGTCCGTGCGATATACCTACTCTAGAGAGTGTGGATTTATCAAGAATAATAATATTCTAACAGAGAATTTATTTGATGGTCACAAGATTTATGGAATTCACGTGGTAATGTGCAATGGAGAAAGTTGGTGTATTGATTCTGATTATTTGGTAAAAATTAAATAATAAATTTTTAATATAATAACAAATAAAATAATTTTTATTTTCTTTCTGGTATATATTTCTCTAAGTTACTTATGTGTTGGAGGACAGTCCGGCCATTAACAAATGCTACCAGAGTGCGATATTCTGGATAGTAGTAACTTTCTAATATTCCATTCACTATGATGCCAGGACCATTACAAATATGGTAGACGGACATGCCTTTCTGGATTTCATGTGGTTTCATGTTAGTACTCCTCTCGATGGATATTAGGTCGATACCTCTCAAGCAAATCCAGAAATGCTTCATATATGATGTCATTACTGGAACATACCTTGATTAAATCTCTGTAATCATGCCTTATGGTGACATCTATTATTATACCTGGCATATATTTTCTAGTATGGTAAACTGCTATACCTAATCGAACTTCACTGGGTTGCACGGCGACTCCTTTTATAAGGAATAAGGCTCGTGACGATAGCATTGTATTCTCTACCACTACAAAGAGTAATTCCTATGTATATTTTATCGACTCCCGAAAGCGGTAAACGATTCTTATCTCTGACTATTCCATCCATTCTTAATTTGATGTGATAGATGGGCATCCCGGTTTCGATTTCTTCTGGTTTCATGTCTGCCTCCTGACATAAGGTATTACATAGGCTGTGCTTGCCCAGAATAACTGTCCATTTTGAAAAAGTATTTGGTAGGGTACTCCTTTATGGTGTCCTGGAGTAGAGCATTCAGGATCTATTTTGACCAATATGCCGGACTGTCCTGCTACAGGATGTCTACTTGAATATCTTAGAAATTTTTCCCAATCTATGGATACTGTTTGCCCAACTTCAAAATTCATATTGTTCACTTCCCATGCGGGTTTTTGGATAAAGACTTTCCTTGTGCCAGGCTGTTTACACATTGTAGGCTATAAGCATCTCGTCTTGGTTTTAATTTTAGAGTTTGTCCAACAACTTTTTCTGACAAGTTTATCCCCTCCTTATTGTATCCATTCGGTTCTTATGACAATTTCTGCACCACTTCTCGTGATAATATCAATAAACTCTGGATTATTTGGTGATAAATAACTTGGTATATGAGAGACTATCCCGGAGATATCTTCACCGAATCCTGTAACGAGTGACTGCCTCTGCATATCGAATGTGTAATATCTAGTGATGCCATCTTGCTGTAATTTGACTGCTTGACTTACTTCCATATAATGAACCTCGAATTAGTTTTAGGTTAGTCGGTTTATATACTTTTTGGTTAGTAGTATATAAAAAAAATAAAACGTAAAAAAGGTCTTAATCTAAGTCATACGTGAACAGTTTTAATTCACCAAATTTTATAGGTCTCGCAATGATAGCAGAAGGACCTCCGCATCCAAAGTACGATGACTCAAATAACTTATCATGGCTTTCCTCGTCTTCTTTGTTCTCCTCATCATGACCAAATACCGGACTGTCTTCGTCTACTTCCCATACAAGGACACGTTCCTTGTTATCAGAGCCAAATGTAATCTCATTCAGTTCAACTTCTTTAGGTCTACTTCCAATGATTTCAGTTAAAGTTTTTCTAGTAGTTAATAGGTCCTTGAATACTGTAATTGGTACGACCACTGAGTTGTCTCCATTAGCAAATACAATCACGCAATCTTTGTCTTTTATTACCATATTTCACACCTCATTGTTTTAACAATAAATAATAGTACTTGATAGTATTTATAACTTACGCTAACTTGCTCGTAAAACCCCAATTTTGACCTTCCAATATGATTAATTATTCTCTCTTCAAGGTGAATCTTTTTGGCGATACTTTCTGCTTCCAATCATGTTTTAAGGAAGAAGCCTCTTTCTTCTGTTAATAATAACTTGCCTACGCCAGCTATTTCTAACGTTGGCCAAGATACTGCGTCCCTGCTTAATTTGGTTACGGGCAAGCGTAAGGGAAAAGGCGGTAAGTCAGGTCCTATAGGCTCAGCCTTCCCAAATGTAAATACCTTTTTTTCTGGTCGACGAATTGACGTAAAGCTTTTGGAACAGACGGCCCGGGCACCACCTATCGCAAGGTCACTCTGGCAACTCCAGTTAATAGCATTCCCTTGGTTCAAATTCAAGATTGTGCCGCCTGCTGGACAAGAACTAGACGAGGAAGAAGTTAAAAAGATTGAGCCCAAACTAGAGGAACTTGATCGACGGATTAATACAACCATATTGTGCGCCCAAGCAATGTACGATATTGTAACGTATGGTTCTGCTATATTTGAGATTACTTGGAAAGAAGACGAGGATGGCTATATTGTACCGGATGTCGTGCAAAGGCTTCCGGCAGCTAGTTTCCGACAAGCTCCTCCCCAAGTAATCGGAAACAAGTATAAATATGCCGTTGGCAACATTCTCAAGGGCATTGTTTATGATAAGGTTGACCATGTCCAATCCTACTGGCAATTACAAAATCCCTATGGCAGTACAGGGCTACCCGTTGAGATCCCAGCCGAGCAAGTCATCCATGTGAAAGATGCTCGTTCTCAATTCGTGGATGGCGAGCCCTATCTTATAGGCATTACAAGCACAATTGCTCAGTTAGAACAAGTACGCAAGAGCCTGATGCAGACTGTCATACGGGTAGGTAAGCCCAGACAGACCGCAAAGGTCGGAATCCCGCCAGAGTATCTTAAGGCCCTGGAAGTCAACCAGATTCCCGTAAGCGTTTCATCGGCTATCCCAGGTGCAATGAATACACCTGCTGATATAATGTTGACTGACCTATGGGACTATGCTCGTATGATTGTTGAGGGACAATCTTCGGACCAAGCAGTAGCAGTGCCAGCTGGTATCGATTTGACTTGGGAGAGACCTGCTGTTGCATTAAATCCCATTGAAATTGACCAGTACCTCATTAAGGAAGCCATCAGTCATATTTTTCCAAGGGATATTTTAGAAGTCGCTTCGCAAGCTATATCGACATCTAGTGCGCCTCTTTTGGAACTTCTCAAAATGATGGTCCAGGGCTGGCAAGCACTGTGCAGTGTAAAGTTTGAGAATGAGTTGTGGACCAAGTTCCTTGCGCTGAATGGATACGAGAATTATAGGATAACCTTAGAATGGTCGGACCTTATTCCACCTGACGACCAAAAGCAAACAGCAGTAACCCTTCAGAAGTTTGATCGCCATGTCATGACCCTGAATGAGGCGCGTTCCGAGATGGGATTACCTCCCTTAGAAGATGCCCCGTGGATGGATGGACTAACCGATCGTGAAATCCTTGAGAAAGAACTAACCCTTTGGAAGGCACCACAAGCAGCACAACAGCCCGGTATGGATATGGGAGGCTTTGGTCAAGACATGAGCGGCTTTGGTGAAGAGAATGTTCCAACCGAGGAAGTTCCAATTGAAGGAGAAGAATCCAGTGATGAAGATAGTACCTTGTCAGAAGCCGATGCACTACTGAGCGAACTGGAAGGTCAGGAATATGTATAAGATTAGCAGGAAGAAAGGACAAGTCTATGAACTTGATTCTACCTTGATAAAACTAAACTATCGTTGTCCTTTCGGAGAGTTTGTATCTGGTTCGTATAAGTGCGGCGAGACAAAAGAAGAATCCAAAAAAAATTATGAAAAGTACCAGAAAGAAAAAATAAATAAAGAAGCACCCAAGAAGTTAGAGCGTGCTGGGAAGAATATAGCCAAGGTCACTTCACGTGAAGACCTGAAACCTCATGTAGAAAAGGTCCGTAGCCTAATTGATAAAGTAAAAGCCGAACTTGACGCAGGACAAGTATCCAAAGAAAGTCATAATGCTCTGAAAAGTGCGGTAAAAGAATTACGAAATGCTAAAAAGGGTAATGTTTCTGTCAAAGAAGATGAGCCTAAAATTACCAATAAACAACCAGAAACTATTGATAAAACTTCTAGTAAAATATCAAATTTTAATGATATAAATGATAGTAAATTTTCTTCTACTTTCTCTTTAGTTACACCTGATATAGAAAAAATAACTAACACTATATTCAAAAAATATCCTGGATATGGAGTAGATAAAAATCAATTAAATTCTCTTAAAAAAGATATAAATAAATCTCTGAAAAATAGGATTCCAAATGATAAATTAGAGGATACTATTAATGAATTATTACAGAGTAAGGAACCAAATGGTTTGATAAATTGGCGAAAAGACCTAGAAAAAAGTACTTATTCTGATAAAGAAACAAAATTCTTGGATACATATGCTGAAAAATATAAAACAATAAATGATTTTTTATTTAAAGGAAAAAACAAAACCAGTGCTAAATCTCTTGTGTCTGAGTTAGACAATATAATGAAAAAGTCAGAACTTCCAGCTGATGTTGTTGTATATAGAGGCCTTCCTGCTGATATTGCTAAAAAGATGGGGCTAGATATTAGTGAAGTCGGCACCGAGATAAAAAATAAAGGATTTATGTCAACAACGGTTGATAGGTTCTGGGCCGAAAACTTTACAAACTCGTTTATGGAAACAGGAACAATTTTAGAAATAAAATTAAAGAAAGGACAAAATGCGGCGTATTTAACTCATACTACTGCTGGCAGAACTGAACGGGAAGTCCTTGTTGACCGGAATAAAAAATATAAAGTTTCCTCAATAAGGGAAGAGGAATTTATTGGCCAGTATAGTATTGCGGGTAAAAAAGCAAAAATAATCACACTAGAAATGGTGGAATAATATGATAGAATATTTGGAAAGTGACGAACGGTTCCTTGTTGATCCAGATGAGTTTATTATTACAAAAAAGAAATCAGACGAATCTCAAAAACTTAATATGAACCTAGGAACCTTTTCAACCTCGCAAGACCTCGATAACCAGTTGGATGACATCCTTAAAGGCATAGAACCAAAGGTACTTGCAGCACTTGGCAAGACTAAATATTTTAAAAAAGAAGGCGATCAATAGTGTATAAGTTCATTGGCAAGAAAGGTCAAATGTACATGCTCGAACCCGCCATCATGAAACTTAACTATAATTGCCCTGCTGATGAGAAAAGTGGTGAAGGCCCTGGCTCTTGCAGCAACAAAGAATACAGTAAGCAATTTAACAACGCAGATATTCTCAAGCGTATTAAGTCAGGCGGTAAAATTACTCAAGAAGAACATGACCATGTAATGAAAATTCTATATGGTAAGGAGCCCGAAAAGAAGATTACACCTGTGGAAAAATCCAAGAAAGAATCAGTCCAGAAACCAAGTAAAAAGACACCAAAAACACCTGAACCAACCTTAACTATTCCATCTGGTAGTGGCTTATCAAAGATCAGGGACGACATTAAAAAAGCAGGTGGTGCAGAGAAGTACTTTAAAACATCAGATACCTATTCTAAGGATCAAGAAGAACGTAAGCCAATAGATAGCAAGCAAATGACCAAAATTGTTAGTCTTTATACTACCAAGGACACTTTTAAGACACCCTATAAAGAAGAAAATGGTGTTAAATGGTACAAAACAAGTGATATAGTAGTGGCTAAAGTAGGAAATAAAATTGCAGCGTATGGTTTAGTATCAAGAGATCCCGATGAGAAGGAACCATATACCACGATAGTTGCTGCCACTGATTTTGCTGGAAAAGGTCTTGGTAAACAAGCAATGCTAGAATTTTATGATAACCATCCTGACATGATTAAGAAGACAGGTGGCTTAACTCCAACGGGCAAGAAGGCATATCTCAAAGTTTTGAAGAAAATATCAGGTGAAGAGTAATGCCACTTTCTACAAAACTTACCAGATCAAAAGCAAAGGTAACTAAGAAGCCCGTAACTATTTTACCAAATAAAGTTAAGACTTTACCTAAAATTCCTGTTAAGCAAGTTACTATTATTAAATCTTTTCAAGACAAATTAAATCAAGTAGCCAGCAACATCTCTATAGACACAGAAGACCTTCCAGAAGAACTTCAAGACATTTATGATGATTTTGAAGAGGAAATAAAGCCAGAATTGGTCAAAAAAAATTGGAAAATCTGGGCAGCTATTTTCGCTCCACTTATTTTGCCTGGCTTAGTGCAAGGTATGCGATCTGAACCTAGCGTTAAGCAACCACCTGTCATAATTAAGGGCAAACAACAAGAAGTTATACCTCCCGTTGAGCCCAAATCTATTATAGACTTCTCTAAGCAGTATTTTGAAAATCATGGCTTAGAGTTATGCAAATCTTTAACTGAGACAGATCTTGCCCGTATGAAGCAAGACCTGCAAAACAATTGGGGCAAAGGCGAGGATGCATTTGCAAAAACTTTCCAAGATTCGTATCCTGTTAGCAGGGACCGTTTAGAAACAATATATCGTAGCGAACGGCATATGGCCGAATATCATGGTGTGCTGGAGAGAGCAAGACTTGCTGGACATTCCTATAAGCAATATCGGGCAGTGGGAGATGAAAGAACTTGTGACTTATGCATGTCTTACGATATGGAAATAGTTCCTATAGATGAACCATTTTCAAATGGTGAAATGACGGCCAATAGCCATCCCAATTGTAGGTGCTCTTTAGTAACGCTTACCGATGATGAATATGATGAAGGCGGAGACGAGGAAATTCAGCAAGACGCGTCCTACCTAAATGAGGTAAGTGACTTCATGAAGTTAAATTATAAATGTCCTGAACATAATGGATCTTGGACGTGCGATAAGGAAGAACAAGATGCTGTTTCTGGTTACGTCAGGGCAGAAAATGTTATTATAAATTCTATTTTATCTAATGACTTTAATTTATCCGAAAGTGACCTGAATATAGGAAGAAAAAAAATAAAAGCATTAGATAAAATTTTTAGCAAAGTAGTTCTCCCTGAAAAAGAAATTACTTATCGTGGAATAAGTCAATCTAATATAAAAAATTTACCAGACAATTGGAATAAAATAGGAGATATTGCAAGTACTGGAACATTTTTATCAACTTCTAAAAGCAGAAGTCAAGCAGAAGGTTTTATAACCGGAGGAGTAAATGATAAAAGTATTTTGATAAAACTAGAACTACCAAAAGGGACCAATGCAATACATGTTAGTGATTATGTTCCAAAAACATCTAGTTATGCTTATAGTGTAGATGAAAGCGAAACATTAGTTGGTAGAAATACAAAGTTTAAAGTTATTGATTATAAAGTAGAAAACAGTAAGAACATGGGAGTGTTACATGTTGTTACTTGGCAAGCAATACCAGATAAAATTTCCCAGGATCAATCCTACCTGGATAGTGTTGCTTCTTTCATGAAGTTAAATTACAAATGTGAGTTTAATGGCACTGACAACAAATGCGACCTTTCTGAATTAGAAAATTTTTCTCTAGGAACACCAAAAGTAACAAAACCCGTGACAATTAGTCCAACTCAATTTATTGAAACTGACCTCACTAAACTAACGGATAAATCACTAACTAAAAACATAACTGACCTTGTCCACAAAACAACAAATGACATTCCAGAAATTCACGGGATACCATTCACGGTTCAAGTTCTTTCTGGAAAAGAATTTCGACTCAAATCAGGAAGCCTACAGGATGATTCTTCATATGCTGCTCACGATACAGGTAAGTTATACCTAAATGAAGAATTCTTTAATAATAAGGGTAAGGCCGAGAAATATCTTAAAAAAGATGAGTTGTCTGGCTTTCATCCAACGGGATGTAACACGTTAGAAAGCATAATCTCGCATGAAATGGGTCACATAGTCTTCACTAGATTAAATGAAACCGTAAGTGACAAATCCATTGAGATTGATAATATTATAAGAAAATCTTATGAAAGTGGTGAATTAGGTAAGGTAAGTCGCTATGCAGAATTAAGTGCTAAGGAAGGCGACTTCAAAGAAGCCGAAGCAGAAATATTTGCATCTATTTATCATACACCAGAAAAGGATCAGGAACCAGTAGTAAAGACAATTGCTAAAATATTAAAAACAAATAGTATGAAGTATAATACTCTAATTGAAGCAGCAGACTTTATTAAATTAAACTATAACTGTCCAAATTCTGAGAAGGTCGGGGAAGGTCCAGGCTCATGTTCTGGTAAGAAGACAAAAAATCCTACTAAAAAGTCAGGGCAAACCACTCAACGTGCCTGGCATACTGGTATGCAAGATGTCGGCGATAACTGGTACTCAATTCGTTCAGATCGAGAAGAAAAGCAGCAAGATGGCAGGCATGTCACCCTCAATAAGGTGCAACTTTTTCGTGATGGTGAACTACAAGACTACTGGCAAGTAGAACCAAACCCTGGCGGTAAAGGCGCAGGCTCCTTTGAGCACGATATAACAAGCACTTTCAAAAATAAAGATGATGCCAGAAAACAAGCCGATCGATACCTCACTGGTGAGTTAAAGGCCCTAGACTATTACGAAAAAAAAGCCGAGCGTGACATAACAGACCTTGGTTTGGATCCTAAAAAAGTCCAGGAACTTTCTGAATATACTGATAAGGAATTTAAACGCCTTAATATCCAGAAAGATTCTGCTAGGATGAAAGAACTTGCTGGATATCATGGTACCGGATTTCTTAAAATAAACAAGGAATTAAGATCTGGACAAGTCAGTCAGGAAACCAAGGAGAAAGTGACCTTTCTGGATGATGTCCTAAATAGTGCAAGGTTACCCGATGATATGGTATTGTTTAGAGGCGTCCAACCATATAAAGAATTAAAGCAAGGTGATATCTTACAAGAACCAGGCTTTATGTCTACATCCCTAAGTGAGGTTAAGGCTAGAGAATTCGGTATAGAGGGTTCACTCGGTACTGAGAGTCATAAATCCGCTACCATATTTGAAATTCATGTTTCGAAAGGGTTAAATGGACTATTCCTGGATAGTGCTAGCCATATAGGAGAAGCCGAGGTACTTTTATCAAGAGGACTCCAATTCAAAGTGCTGGATGTCAAAGTTGAGCGGGATGACAGTCAACCATATAGCAAAAAGGAATATAACAAAATCATAGTGGAACCAATTAAACAAAAGCAAGATAGTGCTTACTTAAATGAAGTCGCAGAATTTATAAAACTAAATACAAATCCAAATCGGGATGCGTTAGGCCGCTTCGCGAAGTCTTCTAGTAGCAAGACCATAACAAGTGTTGTCCAGAAAAGTGGTGTAGGTTCGCCTGGATTTGTCTTGCCTAAGGGTGTTCATAAAAACAAAGTGTATTCTTCCAGCAGTGTTAAGACTGGCTTGGGCTTTCCGGTTGCGCCTTTGGACTTATGTTATGACGGTTCAAAAAGTGTAGCTGCTTCTCTTAAGGCAAAAGGTTTCAAAATTAAATTTGGCTATAGGTC